GTTTGCCATTTGTTAAACGCAGAAGAGCCAAATGAGCGCGATTTCGTACACCTCGACGTGGAGATCAATTCCGCACGTTTTGAACACCCAGTTGAGCGCAAACCTGAGCACGATTGCCAGCAGCAGCACCTCGGTGAACGCCTTTAAACGCGCCAGCCGTTGGGTCATTGCCTTCTGCGCTGGCGATTGGCGACGTGTCATTTTTTATTGGGATCGGGCGCGTGTGAACTTCCGTAAAAGTATGCCACTACGGCCCCAAACGTCGAAGTGAGCGAGCCAATCAACATCGTGAGCCCTGCGTTGTCCCAGAGTTTCAAATCACCCGTCATCAATCCGATGAGGATGCCAAAGAAGCCAACAGTAACCACGCAGGCCAGCGTTGCTGGAACCCATGAGTTGGTTTGAACCTGCATCGCTCGAGCGTTGGCGCGGTCTGCCTGATGCAGTTCCTCTGCTTTGATGCCGAGTTCTGCCATCTTGGTTTTAAGAGCTAGGTCAGCCTGTTGCAGCGCGGCCATCTGTTCGGCGGTGAGATTGCCAGATGTCAGCGCCTTCTCAATCTTGTCCTTCGTCGGCTCGGCAATCCCAAGCACATCAGCCACAGCTGACACGGCAGCACCCCCGAGCGGCCCTCCAAGGATGCTGCCAATCGTGGGGAGGATTTGTTTGACCCACTCCATACTAGGCAAAATACGTTGTAACTACCACGAGACCCTGCCCACCCTTGCCACCAGCGCCAGAGTTTACGCCGTTCTGCGATGCGCCACCGCCTCCGCCACCACCGCCAAATGCGCCACCATTTCCCCCTGCACCAGCAGTGCCGGTAAGCGTTGACGCGCCCCCACCGCCACCAGATGCGCCCATCGGCATTCCGTTAGAGTTGACGCCGGAGGAAACGCCAGATCCCGCATTTGGAACGGTAGTTGTGCCTGCTGAACCTCCTGTTAAATTTGTGGGCAAAAATCTCCCTCCAGAGCCTCCGCTACTACCTGCCGCAGCCGCAGACAAAAGCAACGCCCCGGATGCTCCAGATCCAGATCCTCCAGCCGTGCCGGTCGATGTTAGCGCATTTGGCACTCCACCTGCCGCAGAGATGCTTGCTGTTGACAACGCCCCACCACCATTTCCACCCCATGATCCACCTCCCCCGGTCCCTCCCGTCACTGATCCTCCTCCTCCTAATCCGCCGCCATAAAAATTCAAGCTGCCAAAAGAACAGGTTCCCCCAGCAACACCAGCCGTCCCATTTGACGAATCAACGGTCTGAGCCGCTCCCCCGTTGCCACCATCAGCGACGACGACGGTCTCCGTTGCTCCGAATGCGGATGCCAAAATCATCTGGTCGAAATACGACCCTGAGCCACCGCCACCACCGCCGCATCTTAGCTCACCAGTCGGCCCCCTGCGCCCAGCACCACCGCCACCTCCAGCGCCCCAACCCTGCACGCGGCAACGGACTGCTCCTGCTGGTTTCGTCCAAGTGAAGGTGCCAACTGTTGAGAAGATTTGCACGTTTGGAGCCGTGTTTGGCGCTGCTCCAATACTGCTAGGCGCGATGGCATCACCGCCACCAGTTGCGTGAGACGCTGCGTGCGCGGTTGGCGTGCGTGAGTCGCTCAACCTGCTATCGTTTCCCTGTGCCGCAGTCCCTGACGTTGTGCCATAGCTAACTGACAGCGTGCGGTCTGCACTGAGGTCACCGCCCCCAGTTAGCCCAGTGCCAGCGATTACCTGTCGAGCGTCTGCCACTGCGCCAACGTCTGCCGCTGTTGGCATCTCATGGATGTGATCGGCGCGGGAGTAAGACGTTGACGTGCCATGTGTTGCGGCACCGAGAGGTTGCGGCGTTGCGTCGCTGCCTGCGTTGAGGATGTCGCCAGTTGGTTTATTGAGTGGCATAATTTTTACCAGCTAATGGTGATGGATGCGGTTCCTGCGCCTTCGGAAATGACGATTGGATACGTGCCTGATGACACGGAAATTGCGCCGGTAAAGGTTTCGCCATTGCCTCCTAACTGTCCTAATCCGCCTTTTCCAGGTTCCGCAAGATCTATACTGCCAGGATTACAGCCACCACCGCCACCACCAGACCCATTAGCTCCTCCTCCGCCTCCTGCTCCAGTCGATAGCGGATCTTCATTTAATGCTCCGTTTCCGCCATTTCCGCCACCATTTAATCCCAGTCCGCCAGCTCCGTCTCCTTTGTCTTCTCCTGGATGCCCATTTTCAGCACCACACCCTCCAATTCCTCCCCCATCTGTATATATTCCACCGCCTCCGCCACAAGGTCCAGAACCAGTGTTCCCAATCGCTTGACCTGAAGAAACGCCCCCTCCTCCCCATCCCCTAGAGCCACCTACCCCGCCATTTATTGTTTGAGAGAAAAATGAAACAGATTTACCAGCATCTCCATCAACTCCGTCCGCTCCATTAGTTCCGTCCGTATTTCCATCAGCTCCATCTGTTCCACTCGTTCCATCTCCGGCAGTCGCAGAAACCGACATCATCGTGGTCGCACCGGTCCACACAAAATAATACGTCCCCGGCATATCAAACGTAACATTGCCGGATGTTATCGTTGCAGGAATCCACGCAGTGCCATTCCACTGCAAAAACTGCCCGGTCGTTGGCGCAGTGCTGGACACAGCGCGCCCCTGAAGTTGCGTAGCATTTCCATCGCCACCGCTCACCGTGCCAGGCTTCCACGTTGATGACGTCGAGTCCCATACAATAGCCTGTCCGCTCGTTGGCGCAGTCGACGCCAGAGCGCGTCCCTGAAGCTGCGTGGCGTTGCCACTTGCGGCCACACCGACGATGGCGCGGATGCTAACGAGCGTTCCAGCGGCGACGCCAGCACCAAGCACGAGCGTGCCAGAGTTGGCGGACGTGATCGAATAGTTATCAACAGTCTGATCGATGCCTCCAACGCTGACTAGGTACGCGCCTTTGTCGGTCGTGGTATAGCCCGCGATCGGCGAAAACGTCGTCTGTCCTGCGGTTGCCGTGAAGGTCGTGGAGGTCGTGCCAGCGACGACGGAAACGGTGCCGGTTGGGCCTTGGATGCCTTGATCGCCCTTTTCGCCCTGAATGCCCTGCGCGCCAGTGTCGCCTTTTACGCCCTGAATCCCCTGAATCCCTTGAATTCCTTGCGCCCCTGTTTCGCCCGTATCGCCCTTGGCCCCATTATTTCCAGCGGGACCCTGTGGCCCTTGTGAGCCGGTGTCCCCGTGCTCGCCTTGAATGCCTTGAATGCCCTGAATGCCCTGATCTCCTGTATCGCCCTTTGGCCCCTGAATGCCTTGAATTCCCTGATCGCCCTGAACACCTTGCGGCCCAGTTAATCCGGTGTCGCCCTGTAATCCAGTTTCCCCCTGAATGCCCTGAATGCCCTGAATCCCTTGAATTCCTTGCGCCCCTGTGTCGCCTTTTGGGCCAGTTGGCCCAGTTGCACCAGTTTCCCCCTGAGGGCCTTGAGGTCCAGTTGGACCTGCGGGTCCAGTTGAGCCAGTTGCGCCTGTTGGGCCTTGTGGCCCTTGGACCCCTGCAACGCCTTCGAGATTGACAGTCCACGCGGAATACGTACCACTGCCAGTGTGATTGTTCACATCCACTACAAGCGCACCCGTTCCTGAATTGTAAGACGTGACCGTCCCATGCATGTGGCCGCCGTTACTATTTGCGATGATAACGGCTTGCTGTGAGGTAAAAGCACGCCCAGTTTCAATCGTCAGCGATTTCGTACCGTTGCTGATCGTTAAAGTGGTCGTCGAGGTCGATGCGTATTTGTCGCCCTGTACCCCTTGAATTCCTTGCGGTCCCGTTGCGCCAGTGGCTCCAATCTCGCCTTGGATGCCTTGTGGACCCGTAGGACCTGCCGGCCCAGTCTCGCCTTGCGGTCCGGTGGCGCCAGTCGCGCCAGTTAATCCGGTGTCGCCCTTAATGCCTTGGATGCCCTGTAATCCGGTTTCGCCTTGGATGCCCTGGATTCCTTGTGAGCCGGTATCGCCCTTGTCTCCGTGCGCGCCCTGCACGCCTTGGATTCCTTGAGTTCCCTGCAACCCAATTTCGCCCTGAATTCCCTGAATCCCTTGCGGGCCAACAGGCCCCTCGATGCCTTGTGGGCCTTGCGGGCCTGTTGCGCCAGTTGCGCCAGTGTCGCCCTTGAGGCCCTGAATTCCCTGCTCGCCTGCAATGCCTTGCGATCCTTGCGGTCCTGTTGCACCGGTTGGTCCTTGAATTCCCTGCAATCCTTGGTTCCCCTGCGCTCCCGTGGGCCCTGTTGCGCCAGCCGCGCCAGTTGCGCCTCGTTCGCCGGCCGGTCCTTGAGCCCCGGGAGCACCAGCGGCCCCAGGATAACCCGGAGCACCGGTGAGTAGTTCAACGACGATTGGTCCACAGTTATTTTCGCAGCTCATGGCTAGGCAGATATGGTGATTCGGGCGCGGATAAACCGCATTTTGTAGCCATCGGGGCGGATGGCGTTGATAGTCAGCTGAACGCCAGTTTGTGCGGCCATTGCAGCCGTTTGAGTGGACGTCAGCGTAAACGTGACGCATTCCGTCGTTGGATGCCCCACGGCAGGCGTCGCCAGCGTTGCCCCCGTAGCGGTCAACAGCACCGGCGTCCATGTCCACGTCGATAGGTCCGAGAGCGCAGAGTTAGGCCCAAACTCGCGGGCTTGAAATGCAAACGTGAAATCCGCTCCTTTTTCGATAGTTGTTGAGGTTTGAGCGGCAGTCATGGGTCTCTAATAACGGCGGTAATTTTCAGCGGATCCGCAGCAGTCAGTTGGTTCCGGCGCTCCTGCGGGCCATGCGCGAGTGGCGATGGCGTCGGCTTTGCTTGGCAGTTTGCCAAGGGGACAGGCTGGAGCGTCCCGCAAAATCGTATATTGACCTGAGCAGGTCGCCTTGTCAACGCAAGAAGCGCACGTTGCGTGACGCTGCGCTATGAGCCAACTTGGACATTCTGACATTCTGTAATTTTCCATTCAACTGTGCCTTCACCGTATTTTATTCCATTTTTAAAAACATCCATTTTTTGAAGATCTGGATGAAATTTTGCAGAACATACTGCAAAATCTTGGTTGGGATTAAAATATGGATACATCGGATCAAAAACTGGAGTTCCACTTACAAAAATATATTCGCATGGAGGATTTGGATCTAATGGCTTTGTTGGCCATCCTGATAATGAAAAATAACCCTTAACTTTTGAAAACCATTGATTGTATTGTCCACAAGGATTGTCATAACGTGCAATGATTGGCGTTGGTAAAGTCGCATCAAATGACGTCGGATATTTTATACTTTCCCACCACATCCAAGGATCTAAAGAATTGGGATCTCTTTGATTCCATACATTTGAATCAATCCATGTTTTTTTGTAATTTGGCAAAAATTCAAGCGCCCAATCAACAAAAGGATAGGGGTTAGTATTTTCAAATCTTGGAAATCCAAAACCATAAGTAGAATCTAAAATTGCTTTTGCCTGATGATGCAGCAGTGGATTTCTTCCTTTTTCTATGGCTGCAAGAAAATAATTTTGACCTTTAGGAGTATAATCCCATTGGTCCATATTCCCGCATGCAAGCACTTGCATGAGCTGTTTTGGAACAGGATTTGAAGGACAATTAAATGCGCCAGTAATTATGGTTGGGTTACCTAACCCAGAATAAAAATCTGGTAAAGTAATTTTTACGTAACCACTTACAAGCGCAAATCTGCAACTCATTATGGATTAAGCGTTTGATTCACCAACAATGTGCAAGGAGTTAATGTGTCTGGAAAACAAACACTATAAATTTGCGTAATTGAATCAACATCGATTGTTACGGTACCAACCAAATTGTATTGCATGTGTTCTGTGTTTTCCATGGCATTGTTTCTATATTCAAAAAAAAGATGACCAGTGCCAGATTTTACCGTGTAATCATTCGTGTCCCATTCTGCCACAAGGTAAATGAAACCACTGTTGGGCACAGACAGTTCAAGCGTGCTTTCAAACGGTCCCATGCCATCTGGAAAGCGATCGCCGGTCCCTACGTTTACTGATCCGTTTGAAATTGAAACCTTGAAATCAGTTCCAACAGAGGCATCGGTTAATTTGAATCGGCAAGATTTATTGCTTCGAATTGGCGAGGGGACCAGACAGTAATTTTGAACAAACGAAACGTATCGAGTCCCAAAACCATCATATGATGTTGTAACTTCTCCGATTAAAACATATTGGGTAGTCGCACTGCTGCTTTTCCATTCGTTGTATAAATCAAACGAAATGCTGCTATCTCCCGGCAAAATATTGCCAAAAGAGTCCACCGCCAACACGCAGTACACCGCGTGCCAGTCTCCATCATTCGGAATCTCTAGCGTATAAATTCCTTGAGCAGGCATTCCATATGGAGTGCGTGCTTCAATTTTCCCATTTTGAATTTGTATGCTAACAGCGGTTGATGTTTCGGGAAATGTGTCGGAAATTTCAAACGGACAAAATCCATTATTTTGAACCGTAATCAACGGACAAGCATTTGAAATGAATGAGATGTACGGATGATTTTCTTCATTCCGTGAAATTGTAATTTCAGCAATCAAAAATGCCTGATTGGCTCCAAAGCTATCGAGAGGACGATTACTGAGATGAACGCGAATTGCTTCAGGATCTGAATGAATTTGTCCTAATTCATTGACCTGTAAAATAATGTAAACCCCCACCCAAGTGATACCACCAGAAGTCCACTCTTCGGGAATTGCTTTTGTAAACGTGCCTCCTTCACCATCCATTCCAAGCGGGTAGCGTCCATTGATCTTATCCTGTTGGACGCTAATAATTAAACCAGCGTCACCGGGCTGCGTGTAGTCAGCGACTTTAAAAGAGCAGTATTGAGCACCTCCACCTCCACCACCTCCAGTAGGCTGTTGATTAATAATAAGCGTTGTCCCGCCAGGTGTGCGTGTAAATGAACCACCAATGACGCTTGTTATTTGAGCGGCTCGGATCCCTTGCGACAGTTTGTTAAGCTGCGCGCTGACCAATTCAAGGCCTTTGCGAAATACGGGGAGATCCATTTTAAGCGTAAATTGCTGAATCCCACGTTGTTCCGCGAGGGGAAGCAAGATATTCGCGGGTCACTCGATATTGGTTGCCCTCTTGTTGAGCCGAAAGTCCGAGCAAAATGAAGTTAACACTTCCAACGCTTCCTCCATATCCAGTTCCTGAAATTTTACCAACATCTTCAGCACTTGGAGGACCATCTTCTAATGAAGCCGCTTTTACAACAATTCGAGGAGCAAAATATGAAGTGACTCCCTGATTGTAAAAATGAAATAGGCTTTGAATGGTCTGACTGCCGTTTACCTGCGGCTGCCAATCGTTAGGTTGAAGCATCACATTGAACGGCTTTGGAGGATTGCCTCCATCATTCGCCGTTGGATTTGCTTTCCAATTCGCCCAGTTTTTACGCTCTACGGGGTCGAGGTTATTATAGTACGGATGGCTTTCTAAAGGTTCCGAAGTCGTCGAAACATCCAGCGAATAAACCACCGGCATCGTGTCAAAATATTCCTCCACGATGGTTACTACACCATCCACTTGGTTGACTCTGTACGACCGAGCATCCGCAGACGGGTCTTCCCAAGTAAACGACTGCTTGGTTTCTGTGCGTGTCACAAGTCCCGTAGGATCGCGTGACACTTCGACTTGAGTAGTTGTCGCCATAAATTAGGAAGCTAGAACCATCCCGGTTCCGCTTGATTGGATGCTGAGATTCTCGGGTGATTTGACGATGTTGACGAGGTCGCGCATGTAGTTTCGGATGTCCTCCTGAATTGACACGGAACGCATTGCAAGCGGGTCTTGCATCGCCGGGCCACCGCCACCGATTGCGCCCATTTTAGCGAGGCTTGAGAGGCCGGCGGTAATGTCTGCGCCTTTGCCCATGCTGCCAAGACCAAGGCTGTTATTTTCTCCTGGCGGTGGCAATTTTGGTGGAGCAAACTTTTTGCGCGCCTCTTCACGCTTTTTGGCAATGTCTGCTTTGATTTCATCAAACAATCCCATCCCGCTTTCTGGCTTCGGTTGTTCAGCGGTTGCAATCGTCTCAGCCAATCCTTGACCACCAGCCCCCATTCCAAATCCGCCCATGCCCATGAATGCTTGTCCGCCGGTTTGTTGAGTTACTTTAGCCTTCCCAGTGATGGCAGTGAATTCCTTCAACTTCTTAAACATTCGATCAATCAGTTCGATTGAAATTGCAATTCCCTCGCCCAAACTTTCTCCAATAGGCGCGAGGTCAATTTGTGCCATTCGATCAATCGCATCAGCCAACTGCGGTACAACGCGGGAAGCCATCCCGACAAAAAAGCCTTGAAATTTTAAGCCAGCCATTCCTAAGTTGTCAGAAACGCTTCCAAAAACGCCCGAGTTGTCTCTAAGAAGTTGCGCCTGTGTCCCTACTTTGCGGGCGATCTCTTCCATACCTCCCGACGTAAACAGCGAAAGCATCTTTGCCCCAGACTTTCCAAAAATCTCCATTGATGCCGCTGCCCGTCTAGCAGGGTCTTCAATCGCCATGATTCTGTCTCCAATGGCTTTTAGCTGCTCATCTGGTGCTAATCCTTGAAGGTCTGCAATACTGATTCCAAATTTGGTAATGGATGACGCGCCATCCTGCCCAATGCCTGCGATTGCTTTTTGCAGTTTAGAAACAGTTGGCAAAATATCCGACGCGGCAAGTCCTGCCTGCGTAAATGACTCCTGAATTACTGCCAGTTTATCGATTGCGATGCCTGTTTGAGATGATAAATCTCCCAACTCATCTCCAGCCTGCATGGCCTTGTACATCCCAGCAATGGCCACACCGGCCACGGCTGCGGCGGCTCCCAGTGCTTGAAACAGGTTGCTGGAAACCATTGAGCCAATGCCAGCCTTTGCGTCGGCAATACCTTTGTTCCACGCTGATACATCGAGACCGAGTGCGGCTGTAATCATTTGAGAAGATCGTTTCCGAGTTTTTCGTTATACGTTTTCAGCCATCTTTCCATGCTGTTAGCCTGCATTGAAATGGCAATCGCAATTCGTCTGGTGATTGCATTTGATGAACTGTGAGTGGTTCCGTTTGTTGCCTCAAAAAATGAGTAACCATCTCGAATTGTTTCAACCTTGCAACGGCTTGGAATTTTTCTCCCGTGACGAGTGATCCATTTTGGAATTCCAGAAACAGATAATTTTTCAACCGCTTTCATCCACCCAGATGCGGTAGTTCCTTGGCGTGCCTCAAGATTTTTTCGCACTGCATTGATTTCGGTTGCGGTTGCCTTAATTTTTTCACCGAACCGCCTAAAGCGTTTATTCTTTTGACGCCTTCCTAGGTATTTACTCAAAGCATCGCCATCAGATTTTTTTGATTTTTCAAAAGCAAAACTAATATCCGATGTTTGCGATTTTACGCCTCTTGATTTTCCTTCTCCAAAATTTATGACAATCCCTCTGGATTTTTTGCCGGGGGCAGGCAGTTTGACTGAAGCGTCTTTCCCTCCCATTGGAGGTGTGACTGAAAAAAGATTCCGCACAATTCCTCCAAGTTGCTGTTCCCAAAGCTCTTGAGTTGATTTTTTAGACTGAGACAAAAGCTTGTTGAATGCATTTTGAAACCGTGATTCCGCAATTTCAAAATCCAGATTGATTGAGCCTTTTTGAGCCTTACTCATCGTCTTCCTCGGTATTCAGCAGTCTAGCAAACGATTCGAGTTTAGACAATTCCTCAGTCTTCGGCTTCCCAAGAGGTACAGTCCAAGCCCCCTCTGCGTACAACGCGCAGTGGTAGAGTCTAAGCATTCGCTCGAGCGGTAATTTGAAGCGGAGGTATTCATCTGCCCAACCTGTTTTTGATGCCAGAGTGAAGATCAGATGATCCCCGAACTCTGGCGCAATTAGTTTTTTGGTGCGTCGCTTTCCGTTGAGGTTGATCTAGGAATGACATCCACGCGTCTTTCCTCCACTTGTTTAGTTTGCGCCGTAAACCAGTCTATAACGTCGTTCAGTGCGGCTAGAGGGAAATCCATGCGGAAGCGTTCGATCTCGCGTTCCACGGCCCCTTCCGCGTGTTTCTGGTACAGTTCCTCTGCGGGCATCGACTGCATCCACGCGGCGGCCACGGCCTGACGTGCCGGGGACTGCTCAAAAGTGCTCAGAGCCATCATCACTTCCCACGTCGTGAAGGTCCAGTCGTACAGTTCAAGGTGAGCAATTTTTCGTGGTGTCATAATTCGGCGAGGATCTGGTTTTTGCGAGCTTCGGGAAGGTCAGGGTGAATAACCGCAACCCGCTTGCCCCGGCGGATAAGCACCGACGGCTTTTGGGTTTTGATCCAATCTTTGAGCTTCGTCATGTTATCGCGAAACGCGCGCATGTAGCTAATCGGATGCTCCGGGTTTTCGCGGCACCACTCGACTGAGAGCCAGCGCTTGCGAAACTCTTCGAAGTCAATTTGCTCGGATCCGAACTCGGCTTTTACATCGCCATTTACGAGCCAGGTCGTGACCATCTTTGGCCCCGATTGCGTGTCTTCCACAGTTTGCGAATGTGGTTCGTCCTTAAGCAATTCGCCACCGCTGTTGAGCCATGCGCCGATTAGATCGGTGTTTGGCGACTTTAGAGGTGGCAAATCGTCGCGGACGAAATCAATGCGCTGACCTACTTTTAGTGACATATTTCTAGGTAGTTAAAACTAAGTGGCGTGCGGATAAGAAACGCCGTCGTAAGAGAATCCCTGCCAATCCTCGTTTGTTTGAGTGACTGTCGTTTTGGTGATGAATGCTTTTCCAGAAACGTTAGTTGGCAGCGTCGAAGTTGTTCCCACGCTTACAGGCAAATCGCCTTTTCCTTTTACGGAAAACGTATACGAATCGTCCACGTTGCGCGCCTGAGCATGTCCACCAGTAGAGTCGATCAACTGCTTCGTGTCACCTTTATGCTCAACGTCAACGCTCTCAATCAACGTCCCGGTGACTGTCGTAATTCCGAATGTGCTCATGTTTTATTGATAAAGGATGCCGGTGACTTCAGAGGTTGAAAAGTCGTCGTTGGTTTGCGAATACTTTGCGGATGTAACGGTGAGTCCTGTAAAGTCAGAGCCACTGGAAACGCTTGAAAGCGAAACGCTTCCTTTGGTTTTAACGTTCACCGTAGTCGTACTGCGAGGCTTGTTAATAGCCTCAACAACGCGACCGATGGCGTTTTTGATGGTGGCAATTTCAATCTCAATAGATTCTTCAGAGGACTGAAGATAACCAGCGGGGGCCGTTAGGCCGAATGTACTATCGACTCCAAATGTAGCAGGCATGGCGTTTTAAGGTTTAGGGCCGTAGCCCAGGGTAAAAGTTAAATTGGTATTCCAGTGACGTTCTTCGTTCACGTTGTCGCTCGATTTACTGACGAACCCATAAATCTGCACCACGTCGGAATCAATTTCGAGCGTGTCCATGAAGTCTGAAACGTCCTTCACGAATGCGATGTGCTGCTCCACCGTCGTATCATCAGCCTGTTGACCGATTCCAATCGTCAGAGTCCCTGTCCAAAGCGGAGAGTTCAGCAGTGAGTTGCCCTGAAGGTTTAAAAGGATGGCCGGCATCGTGATCCGCGCGTGGTCATGCGGAAGCCCCACAAACACGTCTGGAAAGGCCGTTTCAAGGCTTGTCCTAATCGCTTCACACATTGCCAAGTCCAGACTCATCGCGACACATCCTCCAGATAAAGCGTCCAGCTAACTGGGTGCTCTGCGATGCGAATGATGCGCGCCGGTGATCCCTGAATCGTGATTTTTTCGCCCTTCACAGGTTCAGGAAAACCACGTTTTTGAATTACGATGGAGCAGATCAAATGCGTCTCAAAGCCACCGATGCCGAGCACTTCGTGAGTATCGGTTTGATTGATAACTCCTCGCCACGTCTGCCCCTGATACACAAACTCCTCGCCCATAATGGCGAGGGCCTGATCAGTTGCATCGGCGGCTATGGAGAACCAATCGCTCATCGGCGCTTCTTCGTCGGCGTTTCGATTTCAGGTTCCGCAATTACACCGGACTTTATGCGCTTTTCGCGCTCAGGTCTGTCGAGCACGTGAAGCTGAACTTTTCCCGAGCCAGTGAAATTTTTATAGAAAGTGAGGGCTTCTGAGAACGTATCAGCTACGCACGCAACAACGTAGTCCACGGTGACGATGGTCAATTTTTTAGACATCTTTGGGAAAAGTTTAACAAGGGAGCGGGCTATTAAACCCGCCCCCCTGTTTGTTGAATTACTCAGCGACGATACGCACGCCAGCTTCAGCGCGGCCTGCGGTTGCTCCGAAGAGCAAACCAACGGAGTATACAAGTTCTGCCGTGTTGACGTCGTAGAAGCGACGCATCTGGATGGGGAGGTTGAGCTGAGGAATGACAACGTCAGCGATCTGCGCGCCCATTTCAGCAGCACCGTCAGCGTTCACGCGGCGGGAAGCAAACAGCAGCGCGGACTTGTGGAACGCAAAGCCTCCGAGGCCCTGACCGTTGGCATCGCACTCGCTCGACTGATAAACGTCGAACCCTGCAACGCGAGGAATGAACCCTTCAGCCTTCTCGCGGATGAAACCGGGGAACTCAGCAGAGTTCAGCGACTTGACAAGGGAAGCAAAGTATGTCGGGTTCAACAGAACCGCACGGCCTTCGGTTGGCATTCCCTGCGTCGTCAAACGAGCGGAAAGGTCAGCGAGGTCAGAACGATCGAAGTTTCCAGAGTTGATTCCAACGGAATCAAAGTTAGAAGAGGTCACCAAGTTCCACACAGTGCCAAACACGGACTTGCCGAGTGCGGTCATTGCGGGATTGATGAACAGGTCGTTCAGATTGATCGAGGATTTGGAACGCTCCAAATCGTTGAATCCATACACAAACCCGGGGTACTGGTTCAGTGTGATGGTCTTAGCAACGGTCTCAACGCCAGTGCGGATGAATCCGAGGCTGAGGTCTTGAGCGGTGACGTTTACAGGGTAACGAGTCGTGATAGATGCACCACGATCAGCGATTTCGGTAGAGAAATCTGTCGTGCATGCACCGAGTGATGCGAACAGGGCCTGAAGGGAAGGAAGTGATTCCTGGGCGATTTGTGCCAGGTTCACCCCAGCGATTGTATTGCTCATTTATTTGGGTTTGTTGGGGTTACTTACTGAGTGTTGCGCGATTCTTCGCGTAAAATTCGTTTCTAACTTCGATTGGCAAGCTGTTGTACTCAGCCCACAATTCGTCAGAAGTTTTCGGTGCTGGTGTTTCAGGCGTCACCGGCACAGCAGGAACGCCAAGGTTGGCAATAACTGCGTTGGCTTTATGCTCGGCAGATGCCTGAGCGACTTCGAGCGCAAGCGTCAGCTCGCTGATTTGCGCGAGTTGAACGGCTGCGGAAGCCTTCAAAGTTTCATT